TTCTACAGTATCGTTGTTGTCAGCATCGTATTCTATGCCGTCGCGCAATATGGATTCTATTTCCTCGCCATATCTTGCTTTGTAGAAGTTAATCATTTGCTGGTATCTATCACCATCAACCCAATTGGTAAGCTGTGGTAAAGCATATTTCCATAAAACCAAATACGCAGAACATCTTGTAAATTGCGATTCAGTTAGATAATCAGCGTTTAGGTCGCCATAAATACCTTTTTTGCCCCACCAATTTATACGCAACTCGCGCAATATATCGGCTTGTGCTTTGGCGTGTTCTGTGCTGAATGAATCGATGCCTAACTCCAATATGTCAGGCACTAATGTGATTAAATCTTTGTCAGTGCTAAAAGCCATTACCATTTCACCCTATCTGACCAATAAGCCGCAGACATTTTGCCTTTGGCTATATTCTTTGCGTGTCTAGCTTTAAAAGATTTGCGTTTTGCTTTATCTGCCGCGCTTTCGTTTTTTCTTGGCGGTTTATTGTCAGCACCTTGCTGTCCAAATCTTATTAGCTTAATTTTGTCCCCTTCTTTAGCAAGTACAGCATGACTTTTGGTCTTATGACCACTGGTGCGCTTTGGCTTATTGTAGCCCTTAAACCTTTCGCCACGATATGTTATTGCCATGTTATCTCCTAAAAGATAGCCCCCACCGAAGCAGGGGCATCTGTTTTACTTACAGTGCGGCTTTACCAAGTAGCTTAACGCCAAATGTATCGTCTAGTTCACCAACACCGTAAACAGCCGTAGCGTTTAGTTCGTTAGCTCGTAGAGATGCATCACGTTGTACTTCAAGGTTAAAGTCGCGCTTCATTGCAATAGCAAGTGCTTCTGGAGCAAATACAGCACCAGTTGCGGCACTAGATGCAATAGCAACATTAGATGTTTCATAAATATCAACACCTGCTAATGTGCCAACGTAGCCATTACGCATAGCTTCGTTTTGGAGATCGCCACCATTAGGGTCGGAAAATCCGTTAGTTACAGCATTCTTGATGTAATAAGCCTGAATTGGGTTTAAAACAGCAACAATATTTCCAGTAACTTTATTGTTACGCAAAGTTGCAACAGCTTTGAAAATATCAGATGTGCTTAGTCCATCAGCATTAGCACCTAATGACTCACTGAAACCTGAAAATAGGTTAATAAGATCGGTGTCAATTTTCTTAGCAATAGCGTTACCAAGAACAGTACCTAACTCATCTGCTGGGTTACCAGCACCCATAGCCGCCAAGTCAGTAAGAATAACTTGCGCACCAACTTCGGAAACAGTTATATCTACCGAGCTTGTGTTTACACGAGTCGATGATAAATCAGTGCCTTCTGTTAAAGCACTTGCCGCAATTGCTGGATACTTAGGGACTTGAATAGTCTTGCCAGCTTGTGAGCCAATGTTGTACTGAGTAACCAACCCAAGCATAATGGATTGTTCCTCAGCAGTGAATCTTGCTTGCGCAAGAATGTTAACAAACAAATCTGATAAATTGTTTTCGGCACTATCGCCTGCGCCAGTAATGGCTGAACCTGTGAATGACATAATGTATTACCTCAATAAAAAAGAAAAATTAATAACAATTAGCTCTTTTTAATCTTGACGTATGCTTCTTTACCGCCTTGACTCCAATTAGCTAATATCCAATCCATCGAGGGAGACTTCGATGTCGAGCCACCTGCGTTGCCCTGACTACCTGTACCGCTTGTTGTTGCTCGTACAAAGTGTGGGTTTGCAGTTAAAAATTCTGATACAGCCTCGTTGACTGTTAGCAGTTCACCTCTGTCATTGTAACGTGGCGTTCCGCTATCGTCTAGCACCTCAACAGTACCATCTGTAGACAGTCTTGTTTTGGACTTTAGTAGTGCTGTAACCTGAGTTGAATCAACTGCGTTATTTTTACTAGCCGCTTGCATTAGTGCGCCATCAACTAGCGTCTCTTGCAATTTGGCTTTATAACCATTGATTTCAGCCTCTTTTTTCTCGACAGTTTGCTTCAAGATTGTGTCAAATTCGCCACGTTGCTTTTGTGCTTCAAGTTCAGCCTGTTCTTTTTGGCTTAGCAGTTCCTTAGCTTCATCTAAGTTAATACCACCAAGCTGTTTATCAAACTTACGCTGTTCTCTTGCTACTCTATCAGCAACAATGCGATCCAACTCTTCTTGTGTAAACGTCTTTGCCTGAGTTTCTACTGCCGCTGTCTCAGTTTCAGCTTTCTCTACAGTTTCCATGATTTCCTCGCTCATGTTACGAACCTCATAATGAGTAATTGGTGAATCGTTAGCTTAACAAAACATTATTTCTTTGTCTTGCGCTTTTTTTTCTTTGGTCTTCCGACCTTAGAACCGTATGTGCCTTTACCTTGTGGCATAATTAATCCTCGCTTACTGGTAAAAGCTGATGACCGCAATTGTAGCCACCAGCAACTATAAATGGGTTGCCGTCCATTTTACCTGCCCAATCTCCTTTCCATATCTCAAGCACTTCTTCTGTAGTGTAAACCTTGTCTTTGTGTTTACGACAAAATGGTCTGCTTGATTCTACTAGCGACCCGACATATTTCCACTTCTCAATGCCAGCTTCTTTTGCAAGTGCAACATTGACACTTCTATTAAACTGCATTAGTGAATCGTGTACAAGCTGATTTCCGTATCGTGCAAGCCTACCACCTACTGCCGCCTTAACTACATTGACAGACTCAGCAAACGTCGCGCCTGACAGTGTAGCCTCGTATATTTGCTTGCTTAGTACCTCAAGGTATTCATTACCTATATTTTTAAAACCTTCAAACGACAAACTTTTTAGCTGACTAACAACTGTGGCATCTATCTGCCCAAAATCGCCATAAAAGCCTAGCATTTGTATGTTGCTTGCTAATGCTCTGTCATAGTCTCTAATAAGCGAGTCAACTTTTACAAGATACTCTTGCTCAATTATGCGTCGCAAATCTTTTTTTGCGTTTATAGCCCATTCCAGATCAAACAGCTGGCTTTCTGTTAATGGTGCGCCAGCTAAATAATCAGCAACTTTGTTTTCAAGGCTTACTAGCGCGCTTGCCAACTTTTCTTGGTGCGCGTCAGCCATAGCCGACAAAAACGTAACATGGTCTACATCACGAGCCATCTACAGGCGTCTCGTCAAAATTGCCTAGCACCTGCGTAGTTGCATCTATTTCTTCGTGCGCTTGTACTAATACATCGTCATCTAATATTAGGTCTGCAATCTTTTTATCGACTTCACGCTGTAGTGTTTCGGATTTAACACCACTAGCTTTCATTTGCTGTAAGAAAACCAACTCTTTGTCATAGTCGCGTAAATCAAACGCATCTGGATAAAACACTTCTACATCTGGCGTTAATTCTTGGTAATCACAAAACAGATGCCAAAGCTGTTCTTCTGCGTGTTCTAAGATGTCAGCCTTTTCTGCTAGTTTAGCGTTTAGCATCTGAAACTCTGTCTGCATAGCTACACCAGACTGCGTAATTGCTTCTGTTCCTCTTACTGCGCCCATATGCGCCATGCGGTTTATAGATTCTACCTTGTCGTTGATAGATGCTCGCACTGCGTCTAGATTTTGTCCGCTTGGTTGCATCTGGTAAGGCTTTAACGAGCCGTCCATATCGTCTGGTAGATTAATAACTGCGCCAGCACCTGCATTTGCGTCTGTGTCGTACGTTTTAACCAGCGTAGGGTGGTTACTTATACGGATCAGCTGTTCTATCTCAGACAACTCTTGATATACAGCCCTTTGCATATGCGATATATCGGACAGATCGCTAATACCAATGCCGCGTACTGTACTGCGTTGTGATGGTAAAAATACGGCAGGAATTTTACCTAACACATTGTCAACTTCCTCGATTAACTCTTCTGTATCGTTAAGGAATCTGTAATAGGCAACTTTTTCTTTAGTCCAAACCCTAAAGTATTCCTCAGTTGTAGTCTCGTCAACTCTTTCGATTGACTCTCTGACCTTTAGGTAATCAAGTTCAAATCTACCGCTTGCGCTACGCTGGTATTTCCAGTCATATACATTCTCTGGTGTAAACAGCGTTACATAGGGGCGTATGTCTTGTTCTAGTTCTGCGGCTTTTGTGCCAGCGTTACTTACTGGCTTGTCTACCATAATCCAAACGTGTCCATATACGCTTGCCCATATCTGCGCTTGCTTCATAAAGCTGTCAAAGCTACGACCATCTAAATCGGCATCACGCAGAAACGGCTCAACAGCATAGTTATCTGCTAGGCTGTTAAATACTCTGGTTGGCGGTACGCGCCATAAAAAGCTACTATGTATGTGTATTATGTTTTTGCAGTGGTTATCAATAGGCGTTAGGTCTATGCGTCTGCCATATTCCTCTTTGCTTTCGTTAACATACCGCGTTAAATATTTTCCATCTTGATACTGTATGCCACCCATATAACTGCGCAAATAAAAATCCCACTCATGCTTGTAGTGGTCGTATAATGGGTGCGTGTAATCAATGTGTTTGTCTACTATCATCAAGTCCACCTAGTCGGCTGTTGCACATCATATTCTGTTCTAATTGGGAACATATACTCTACAAGATAACCTAATGCGTCGTTCATATGGTCAAAGCCATCTTTGTTAGGTTGCGATGTTCCCTCTTTGTACGTCTGTCGTTCTAAACTTTTAATTGTTTGCCTACATTTAGGGTCTACAAACAAATGCCGTTCACCATTACTTGTAAGCAAACGACTGTTCACTGCATTAATTCTATCCCTGACTAATGCGTGTACCTTTTTAGCCTTAACGCTAAATCCTGCGTTTTGTAAGATCGACAAATCAGTTCGACCACCTGCGCTTGTTTTGCGCTGTCTTGATGCTGGGTCTGGATAGATAACTATGTGCCTGTCTGGGTAACGCTCGTTTATTTCTGCAACCATTTCATCGGTGTTACTGCCGTACATTACTATTTCGTCAATAGCTTGTAAGGTGTTTCCGCTTCTAATGCAGATTACCGCACTCATCGGGTCAAGGTTAAAATCCATACCAATATGTAGTGTACCATCAGTATTGTTGATACGCTTTACAGATTCTTCTCTACTAAATGCATAATATATTAAACCGCTGTAAGTAACAAATTCTGCACAGTATTCTTGGTTAAAAGTTCGCTCATCTAAATCAAGCATTGCTTGCTCAATTTCTTCTGGTGGCACATTACCGCCATCAAGCGTTGTATATTGAAAACTGTTCCAGCCTTCTGCACCGTCCATTGCTCTAGCCCACAGATCATAAAAGTGATTACGACCTTTTGGCGTACCAATAAATAGCGCACCACCATTTCTGTCTGATAATGAAGCCCTTATTACTTCGCTCCATGTTTCTGGGCGCATATCGGCAAACTCGTCAAGGACAACAAAGTCCAATGCTCGTCCGCGTAAGTTGTTAGGCTTCTCTGCACCTTTTAGAGTAATGTTAGTGCCGTTAATCAGCTTAATATTCAGCGCACTTTCGTTTGTCTTGTGTATGTATTCGTCTGGTATGGTATGCATTAGCATATCCCAAGCAATTTCCTTTGCCGCGCCATATGTTGGGGCTATATACCAAACATTCCTATTCTTACCGCCAATTGCCGCCCTTAGTATCTCAAGAGTAGACAAAAAGGTTTTGCCAAATCTTCTGCCAGCAACAACTGTTCTAAATCTAGCTGTGTCTGTAAATATCTCAGTTTGCGGTATCGTCAGTTGCATTACTAAGCACTATGTTAAGTGGCGGTATCTCAAGCGGCTCTGACTGTTCTTCTTTCCAGCCGCCCTGTGTTTTTAAATAGAATATATTGGCAGAAACATTACCAGCTTTTGCCAGCTTTACAAGATTCATGCCCATGCCAGCAACTTGTTTAGCTTTGCCTTTTTTATACGCGGTAGAAACTTCGGGCTGTCGCTTCTCAATTTCACGCAATGTTTTTTCTGTAATGTCAAAATAATCCGCAACTTGGCTTTTATTCAATACGCTACTCAAAGCCTGTAATTCGATTACCTGCTCTGGTGTAAAAACTACTGGCGGTCTGCCACCACCTTCGCCTT